GGGTCGTGTTTATGTACTACCTGCGAGCCATTTTATCACCATTTTCGGTGTCCGATCCCCACCTGGGAGAGCAGAAAGCATCTTTCCCTAAAACCCTACCCCCGTACCCTGGACAAGGCAGGGCATACCAGGCCAGATCCAGGCCCAAGAAAGGGCGGACACAGGGGCCTGGACAAGGGCCCTGTTTTTGCGGACATGAACCTGGCCGTATGTCCTATACCAGTGTGAGCTAGATCACAGGGGGTTTGTTGTCTTTTCCCCCCACCTGTGGCTGAAATGCAGGGGAGATGACAGCACAGTCAAGGCCGTAGGCGCGGCCGCCCGCCAGGAGCGGTCGAGCCGCCTGGTGCCTTGACGTGGGTGGGCGTAGAATGTCCCCACCAGAATGTCCTCAAAAGAATGATCAGAAAGCCGCGAGCGGAGCGAGCGCTACGGCGGGAGAGCTTAGTTGCTTTCTGTAGCACCCCGCGCACAGTCTATACTGAGAGGGTGGTTCACTCATCGGTGAGCCCCTTGATGATAGCACGATGATCATAACTCGGCGACATCCCACACTGTTGTGATGGGCAGTCCTCGACAGATCAGGACATCGATCCCTATCCCAAACCTCCTCCGTTGGTGAAGCCTCTGGCTCTCAAGCGGGCGGAGTGGATCACCTTCTCCTAACTTTCGGAGGTACGTATGAGCATAGCTAGTCCCCAGTGGGAGGCCTACGCCAACTGGCTCCTAATGGACGACGCCTCTCGGGCCCGTCTGAATCTACCCAAGAACAAGGCCGAGTACGCGATTGCCAACAAGATCGCAGACCGCACAATCCGTAGATGGCAGAATGATCCCCTGTTCATTGCCCTCCTAGAAAAGAAACAAGGCTCCAAGGGTAAACGCGGCTTAGCCGCCGTTTCCCTGGACGGTACCCCCGCCATCCTGGATGACGGAGATCATGACGGTGGGGAATCAACCGATACCCCTGAGGACGAATACCAGCAGATCAAGTCTGCACTAGTGAAGGGGGCGTTGACAGGTGATCCCAAGTATCTCGACCTGTATTTCAAATCTTATGGAAAAGAGTTCGTCGCCGAGGAAGTGGCTGCGCGAACGTCGGACCTTGCTGGCCTGTCACTGGATGCTCTCATCCTGGAGGCTGCCTCTGTCCTTGGAGAATCTCGGATTGTGGATTATCTTAGGTCCAAGGGCTACGAGGTCACTCCTCCGCCTGGAGAAGGAAATGCTGACCCAGCCCCTGAAGAAGGAGCCGAAGATGTTTCCAGCTGATTTTCATTCGTTTATCCACAAGCAGGCTGGCCGAGTAATCGGCGAGAACGGCATGGTGGGAACCGCTGTAGTACTATTCGAGTTCATTGACGGGGATGGCAAGGTCGGTTACTCCATGCTCCGACCACCAGAGACATCCTGGCCAGAAACCATGGAACTCCTGACAAACGCAACCGAGACACTAGTTGCAGCCTTTGAAGAGAAGCGAGGCATTAGGTATGACGACGACGAAGACGATCTCTGATGCCAAGCGCTCCCGCCAGATGCAGAAGCTCCTTGTTGAGCTAGAGTGGCGGAGATGCGCGGCAGACAAGCATTACTTCATCCAGAACTACGTCTACATCCAGGTCCAGGCCAAGTGGGATACCAGGGGTAGAACCAAGTTCGAGCTCTTCGATTACCAGCGTGAGGCTCTCGACACTTGGAACGATAACAGGTTCGTAGTCATCGTAAAGGCCCGCCAGCTGGGTTTCACAACCCTGGCCATGGCCGATGTCCTCTGGCACTGCCTGTTCCAGCCAGGATCCAACATGCTCCTGGTCTCCAAGAATCAGGACTCGGCTAACAAGAACCTGGGCATGGTCAAGTTCATGTACCAGTTCCTCCCTGAATGGATGAAGGAACGCGGACCTTCGATGACGAAGGCCGCTGAGTACAAGCTGGAGTATGAGTTTGCAGACGGCATGAAGTGCCAGGTAAAGTCCTTTGCTGGTACGGAAACCGCGGGTGCGGGTGAAACCGCCACCATGGTGGTCCTAGATGAGTTCGCCCTTATGGATGACCCAGCCAATACCTACCGTACGATCATGCCTACAACTGACGCAGGTGGTAGATTGATCATCATCTCCACAGCTCGTGGTGCCTACAATCAGTTCGCCAAGATCTACAAGGGTGCAAAGGCCAAGCAGAACCAGTTCGTCCCACTCTTCCAGCCATGGAGCGCCTCTAGACTCATCACCGAGAAGGAGTACGAAGACAAAAGACGCGAGTATGCGGCCAACCCATGGGAGTTCTACTCAGAATACCCCTCCAATGACGTCGAGGCATTCCGCGAATCAGGTAATCCACGCTTCGTAAACCTACCACATGACGCAGAACCCACCCTCTATCAGGGCTTTGTGACCGAAAACATCGACGGATTGCTGTTTGATGTCAACGAAGAGGGCCCAGTGCACATCCTGGAGTACCCAGACCCTGGTTCAACCTACTACATCGGAGCCGACCCCGCCCAAGGGCGTGGCGGCGACTACTCAACGGCCCATGTTTTGACTGTGGACGACGACGGATTGCCTAGAATCGTGGCATTCTACCGATCTAACACCACAGAACCCGTGGAATGGGCCTCAGACATCGACAAACTAGGCCGATTCTACTCTGGAAAGGACTCTGGGGCCCTTCTGGCCGTGGAAGACCAGGGTGGACAGGGGCAGTTACCTATCAACGAGCTGCATCGCAACCTCGCCTACCCAAATCCCTACGTATACAGGCCTACAGGACGCCGAGGAACCAAGTTCTCGGACCGTCTCTTCTCATTCCCCATGTCTGCAGACCGTAGACGCATGGTTATCGACAAGCTGGCCGACTTTCTAGCTACAGCAAACAGTGCCAACCCGTCCCTCCGCGGCATACACCCGCTACTTCTCGAGGAACTCCACCAGTTTGTAAGACAAGAGCTCCCTGGGGGAGGCGTAAAGTACGCCGCCGACTACGGCTGCCACGACGACCTCGTTATGTCCCTCGCAATAGCCCTTTGGGCCCTCTCCGAAAACATGGAGCTATCCGCCCCAACCCAGACCAGTAGTGAGACGACCGTTCGAGTCGATCTGTCCCGCATGCGCGAGATCCGAGCCAGGACTATCGCAGATGCCGAGGCAGCTCAAGTCGAAGCTTGGGAGAGTTTCTCTCTCGGCGGCGGATCTTACGACTAACAACCCACAAACCAGGAGCCACAATGAAGAGCTTTACACTGAACGACAAGCAGATGCTTATCCGTGATGCAGTCCGCCGTATGGACCCATTGCATCAACACTGGAAGATCCTTGAAGGCATTTTCCGTACAGGTATGCGCCGCGATCTAAACGCACGCGACTTCACCGACCTGACACCAACAGTTATTCCTGGAAACGTCTTGAAGACAATCAACATGACGCTTCCCCACATTTCCCTGATGGCTACATCTATCGTATCTCGCGATCCTCAGATGCTTGTCGTGCCTATTGGCGGTCAGGATGAGAGCACAGAAGACAACGCTACATTTGCACAGGCAGTGCTTCACTACTTCTGGAAGCGTACCAACGCTACCGATGACGTCAAGGCTGCAACAGAAGACATGCTCAAGCTCGGTAACGGCTTCGTCAAGGTCGGCTGGGATTACGTAGCTACAGAATACAAAGAGACTCCAGAGACTCTTATGGACGAGACGATGATTGCTATCGATCGTGCAGAAGCTACAGGCGAAGATGGTGGCTTTGCTCCAGACACATCAAACCTATCAGCAACTAACAAGGCTCAGTTCACATACCAGAACGTAGAGTCAGATGATCCTTTCGTCGAGTACGTATCTCCTTATGACATCTTCCTAGCCCGCGACGCACGTCGCCTAGACACCTCTCGCTGGATTGCACAGCGCCTACGTCTTCCGTTAGACGATCTGTACGAGCGCTTCGGAGAAGATGCACCAATCTCCGTAGATGCTACGATTGCATCAGACTCACTCGTATCAACATACCTCAATGGCCAGACAACACTACCAGAGGTTCTTAGCTACGCAGTAATCTACGAGTTCTATGACATGGTTACACGTGAGCTCACAGTATTCCAGATTGATGGATCAGAACCACTATACGACGGCCCTATCCCTTACCAGCACCGCTACCCACCTTTCGTACACTTCCGTAACTACAACGACGGCGGTATGCAATGCTGGGCATTCGGTGACCTTGAGAACATTGCAGGTATCCAGCTTATGCTCGGAGAAGTTACCCGCGCACAGATCGACGATCTGAAGCGCTCTGGTAACAAGTACGCAGTCCGTAAGCGTCACATGACACCAGAACTCAAGAAGCAGCTGGAGTCTCCTATCCCTGACCAGGTTGTGGTCTTTGACATTCCAGAGACATCTAACTTAGATGACGTAGTCCGTCCGTTGACACGTACGGCCACCCCATCAGATGCATACACGATGGATGCCAAGCTTCAGGATGCTATGCAGGGAGTCCTTGGTATCAACGACTTCCAGGCAGGCGGAGTCGGAGCTAACCGTATGTCGGCTACAGCAGCGGCTGTGGTAGACGGCGTAGCTACACTACGTGCACAAGACAAGCTTGCTGCGGTCGAGACTGGTATCTCCAGCATCGGTCTACGGATCCTCCTGCTTTGCCAAGAGTTCCTAGATGAGAATCGTGCTATCCGTATCGCAGGAGCTAATGGCTCAATGTGGCTACGAGTATCAGCATCAGACATCTTCGGTGAGTTCAAGGTCGGAGTAGAGGGCGGATCAACACGTGCCCTCAACCCAGCCACCAGAGCTCAACGTGGTATTCAGACAGTGCAGGTAGTTATCCCAGCTCTTAGCCAGCTTGGCTATGATCCTACAAACGCACTACGTATGGCTCTCCGCGACATGGGTTATGATCCAAACTACCTCCTTGTCAAGGAAGAACCAGTAGCACCAGAGGGACTGGCCCCAGAGGCCGCTCCTATGGAGCAGGCCCCAGTGGCCCAGGCGCCTGAACAACAGGCATCCCTAGACCAGCTCATGGCTCAGATGCAGCCAGAGGCAGGACTAGCACCCGCAGAAGCGGTACAAACAGAGTTCGGCGGTCCTGGAGTCCCAGGGGCGACCAACGGCACCCTAGCACTCTAAGAAAGGTTGACACAGATGCCAATGAACAAGTCCGAAAAAGACACCAAGAAAAAGGCTCTCGACCTCATGATCGTCCTAGGCGGCAAGCCTAAGAACGGATCTGAGGATGAGGATTACTCAGAAAAGGAAGAAGGCGGCGAGGATGAGTGCAAGTGCTCATGCTGCGGTATGCCATGCCCTAACTGCGCCGAAGAAGGCGAAGATGACTCTGAAGACGAAGATGAGGACGAAGACTACTAATCGTCCAGTTTTCAAGTAAGTAACGCCCCATACACAGTCCATAGTAGAGGGGTACTTCACCCCCTATAACCAAGTCCGAACAAGACTTTGATGAGCCCGCGGCCATGCGACACGCTCACTGGGTCACTCGAGAGAAGGAAGAAACGATGTCAGAACTGAACCTGCAAGACGTAATCAGCGAGGCCCTCAACGAAATCGAACCCAGCTATCTGGATAACTCGACAGAGGGTCAGGACGAAGACCTAGTAGATCTCGATCTACCAGAGGATGATGTAGACGGTGACCCCGATACACAAGATGAGTCCGAGATCGATGAAGACGATGAGCTCGACGAAGAGCTCTCAGAAGAGGCAGAAGAAGACGTCGAGACCGACGAAGAGGATGATTTTGAATCAGACTCCTTTGTGGTCAAAGTAGACGGCGAAGAGTTCTCGGTGACCCTGAATGAACTCAAGGCTGGATACTCACGCCAAGCACACTTCACACGGTCTATGCAGGCCCTGAAGGAAGAGCGCGAGGCGTTTGAGACAGAGATTTCGCAGTACTCAGACACTCTAGGGCAGCTATCTGCACTGGACGAAGCCTGGGAAAGCAATCCCGTCTCAGTAATGACCAGTCTCCTGGGATCGACAGAGAATCCTAGCTACTACCTTGGTCTTATCATCAAGGAAGCAGCAGCGAATGATCTTCTTACCCCAGAAGCTCTTCAGTACTTCGGTATTGACGAAGACACCAAGCGTGGCTGGTCGACAGAAACTGAGATTGAGCGGTTACGCCGCGAGATCCAGGAGCGTGAAGCTGCCGAGTCCCGACGTTCTCAAGAGAACGAAGTGCAGGCATCTGAGGCTCGAGTACAGGAAGCTATTCGGATGTTCGATAACCAGATCTCTGAGATCATTGCTATCGAAGGTCTAGACTTCCCTACTACCAAGGAACGTGCTGAGTTCAAGGCTGACGTGCTACGTTACGCCAACGACAACAACATCCTTGATTTACATAAGGCCTATGCGGCGCTTGCTTACGAGCAATCCCGCGAGGCTAAGGCTTCTGGTAAGCGTCGCGCAGCGTCGCATGACAAGAAGTCTGCAACCCGAGTGGTTTCCCGTCGCAGTGCTGGTGGATCTGGCGTTACGAAGGTAGACAACTCAACGGACTTACGGTCAGTCATCCAATCAACGATGCGTGACCTTGAGTTCTAACCCAACTCTCGACAACCCCCCTACTACCCTAGAAAGGTAAACTCTACATGGCCCTCGGAAACGCGGCGTTTACCCAGCTTTTCGCTACTACTCTTCAGAAGTACGAAAAGGTCCTGGCAGATAACGTTCTTCTAACACACCCAACACTCGAGCTTTTCAAGCAAGAGGCAAAATCACAAACTGGTCGCGGACTAGTTATTCCACTTCGTTCTGCTAATCTCGGAGCGACTGCGTATGACTCTGCATCAGGTTCTGGCGGATACTCAACCAACGTATCAACCGACACCATTGGTGCCGCTGTATACGACTGGTCAAAGACCGTCTTGACACCGTTCCGCGTAAAGCACTCGGACATCCTTCAGAACACTGGCCCAGAGCAGGTTGTATCCCTCGTTGAGGAATACGTAAAGGGCGCTACAGCAGATCATCAGGACTTCATTGTCGCTGAGCTCTGGGCGACTTCAAGCTCTACTGGTGACATCCTAGCTCTAAACGAGCTTGTTGCTGCTTCAGACAAGACATCTACTACTACATCTCGCCTAGTTGGCGGAATCCGTGGTGGTGTTGCAACTAAGGCTGTAAGTGACTACGAGCGCGCTGGTACAACAGCTACACTTACAATCGGAGCTAACGATTACATCGTTGGTGACTCAGTAGTTGTAACTGGTGTTATCGCTGCAGTTGCTGGTACATTCACACTTACAGCTGTGACTGCTACAACAATCAGCTACACAACAGCTACTTCAGCTACTGTCGGTACAACTTCAACTACAGGTTCTGTAACTTGTGCAGCGATCGCTGACTTCTGGCGCTCAACTGAAAAGACTATCGCCAAGTCAGGCGCTGGTTCAAAGGACATCCTCGCAGCATTCCGCGAGACTGTCAACGCAATCTACGCAGCTTCTCGTAAGCGCCCAACCCACATCATTGCTGGGTTCGACGTATACGAAGAGTTCGAAGCCTACCTACAGGACAAGGGTCGTTATGACTTTGCTAACGTCAACAAGGCTGAGACTCGCTTCCGCGAAATCTCATTCGACGGTATCACAGTTCGTCTAGATCCAGATGCTCCAGTAAACGTAGCATACTTCATCCACGCCCCAGCTCTACGCTTTGCGTACCTTGCTGGCGAGTTCATGAAGACATACCCAGCGGATCGTATCCAGGGAACTCTTGATGAGGTTGTCCCAATCGCATCAACACTCTCAGTTGGTACATCTGAGCGCCGTGCACACGGCAAGCTTATCCGTTCATAACGGTAGCCAGGTTGGAGGCCCGCTCTCCCCTTCGGGGGAGGCGGGTCTTCGCCTTTCCTGGGCACCCCGCCCCAGGCTGTTCTGATAGTAGGAAGGTGGATACATGACACTTGCACAACTCCGCGCTTATGTTAGAGACCTAACAGGCGTATACTCGACCGATTTACTTTCAGACGCCCTTTTGGACAGGTGGCTCCAGGAGTCCTACTCCGAGCTCAACCGTGCCGACCACTGGCCGTGGATCACGTCCATCGTCAGCGGAACCCTGGCCCTGGGCAGCACTACCATTACCCTGGCTAACAGCTCTGGCAAGATCAAGGAAGTAACCGCCCTTTACCCGAGCAGCCTGCTTGTCCAGATCCCTTCCCAGAGAGCACTGATCCAGACCGTATACGCAGATGATGAGATCAAGTACGACTGCGACAACTCTGGCAACATTGTATTCACCAAGGCCTTTACTGAGCAGATCACCTACAAGGTAAACTACATCCTGAATGCACCTTTGCTTTCGCCTACAGGCGACGCAACTAACATTCCTGGAGAGTATGAGGGTATCCTCGCCTACCGTACTGCAGTCAAGGTATTGAACTCACAGGCCGATGACACCAATCGATCATCATTCTACCTATCAGAGTATGCATCAATGCTCGAAGACATGAAGACAGACCTAATCATCGACGAAGATCTTGGCCCTATCCAGATCGGTGGGGAAATCCTCCGTATAGATGGTCGCACAGATGGAAGAGTGAATCTACGCTTTAGGAGCTCGTAATGCAAAGAATCGACCTTACAGACTTTGCTGGCGGAATCAACGAACAGTTCGCTGCCGATAACTTTACCGCCCGTCAGTGGTCACGCCTCAAGGGATTCATCATGGATACCGACCAGACCCTGCGCACGCAGTGGGCTGCTCAGTCTGTCGGTGGATCTACAGCCATTACCAGCGGCGTAAAATCCGTAGCTGGCTTTACTGGATCATCCGCATCATACCTGGTTGCCCTAGCTAACGATGGCTACCTTTGGTATGCCACCGCTCCTAGCGACACAGCAAACTTTGGAACCGCCAATGCTGTTACGTGGACCAAGCTATCAGCAATAGCGGCGAACACCGATTACCGATTCATTACCGAGGTACTTCTTCCAGTATCTGGTGTGGGTGAGGTCAACGCACTACTCGTTCACTCCGTATCTAACTCAACGCCTGCAGTTGCCATCTATGAGAACGATCTTACAAGCTCTATTGCAACCAAGACGTGGGATCGCTTCTATCCCGTAGACCAACCAAACCTGATCAAGCCTCTTTTGGGTGAGACATTAGATCTTACTACAGCCAAGACGTACACGGCCACAACTTCATGGACCGCTGTGCCAACATTTACTGGCGGAGTTACAGCAACCGTAGCTGGTACCGTGTGGACACTAGCAAACGATGGAGCTTACCCAGTAGACGTACGTATCGGCACTGGAACTACTATCACAACCATTGCTCCCCTAGACTCCTATACTCACACCGCAGCGCTGACCGTCGGTCAGTCGCTCCAGGTACAGGCAACTGGCGGATCCAGTCTTATACGCCTAGGTATCCTGCTTGGTTCATACCCACTACCACGTCGCAACGTTATGCCTCGTGCAAACGTAGGATGTATGTGGCGCAACCGACTACTGCTCGGTGACACCGCTACTCGTCGCGACCCTAACACCCCTTGGGAAACTGCTGGTAACATCCAGCGCACCCCTTACTCATTCTTCTACTCTGAGATTACACCAGACAGCTTCCATGAGCAGTCTATCCTACAGGCTGGCTCTGGTGAGTCACAGATCCTGGGCATGCATGTGTTGGATGATTATCTAATCACAATCGCATCACCAGCAACCGAATCTGACGGACTCAGGATCTTCAAGGGTACCCTGGATTATCTGTCACTTCAGCAGGGAACAGTTACAATCAACATCAACGTTCTTCGCGGTGGTATTGGGCCGACACGTGACCTTACTGCTAGCGGTATGCGTGTTGCATCCTGTGTATGGTCAGAGGCTGGAACGGTTATCTTTCTTGATCAGCTAGGTGGAATCTGGTACACAGACGGCATCCAGGTGGATCGTCTAGACAGGGTTGGCCCAATAAACCCAGACAACACCTCAGCTGTCGACGAGGTTACATCTATCGGGCGCTACCTATTTGTAAAGCGTGCTGGGCGATACCTAGTTCTGAATCTTATGGAGGGCCAGCGCGGTCAGTCAGCGACTGCCGCCTGGACCGAGCTAGTCTTCCCTGCTGGAACGACACCGTCTAGCTTCCATCAGGTATCTGGCAGCATGTACTTCGTAATGGATGGCCGTGTCTATCGCTTCTGCGTATCACGTAACAACTCGGCAGATACAGAACGTGCAAGCTTTGACAACACACAGGTTGACTGCACTATCGGTACATCTACCGTGGGAGATACAAACCAGCACCGCAAGAGCAACTGGTTTAGATTCGGCATGCGTTCTCGCGGACGCTCGAACTCAGCCCAGGTCCGTACAGTCACAGTCAAGGCTGGACCTAACCTAGACTCATCTACATTCAACTATAGCACCACACTGAACCGCACACTTGCAGACCGTGATGAGTTTGTTCTTCCTGCTGGCATT